AACTTCAATACTACTGGAAAAGTATTGAATCCCTCTGCCGGAGATTATATACAACAGCTTGTAACCATGTTACAGTATATAGAAACTCAGGTATCCAAGATCTCTGGTGTTACAGACCAAAGAGAGGGTCAGATCTCAAATAGGGAAACTGTAGGAGGTGTTGAAAGATCAGTAACCCAGTCTTCCCATATTACTGAGAAGTGGTTCTTTATCCATGATGAGACCAAGAAGAGGGTATTACAGGCTCTTCTTGATACTGCAAAACAAATGTGGGCAGGAAGCAAGTCAAAGAAACTCAGCTTTGTATTGGACGATATGAGCAGGGTATTCCTTGAATTTAATGGAGAAGATTTTGCTTCTTCTGAATATGATTTATTTGCTTCTAATTCTGCTCAAGATCAAGAGATTAGAGATATAATTAAACAACTTTCACACGCTGCCGTACAGAATGGTGGTTCATTGCTTCTTCCTATAAAGGTTCTTAAATCAGACTCCATTGCGGATATGACTAAGAAAATTGAAATAGATGAGCAGGAGAAGAATGAACGTATGGAACAAATGGAACAGGCTAAGATGGAATCTGCAGAAAAAGTGGAACAGATGAGACTAGAAACTGCAAAAGCACAACTTGAACTTGAAAAGTATAAGGCAGATCTTGCCTCTAGTACAGCTATAGAAGTTGCACTCATAAGGGCAGAATCTACTGTGAATAATTCTCAACTACCTCAGCCAGATGATTCTGAATATGAGGCTAGGAAGTTAGACTTGGAACAGCAGAAAGTTTTAATAGCTGAAAGAAAACTTCAGCTTGAGAAGGATAAGGCTGGTAAACAGACTAAACTTGCTGAAAAGCAAACAGAAGAAACTATAAGACATAATAAAGCTACTGAAACTATAAGTAGAAACAAACCAAAATCTTCTGGTAAATAATAGTAGAATTATAGAAAAACAATTATCTTTGTTAAAGAAACGATAATGTAACTATGATTATACAAGTAAATGATTCACAGTTCCTTAATATAAATCACATAATAAAAGCATCCGTAGATAATAAAATTCTACGGATTACTTTTATAACAGGGGAACAAACTATGTATTTCAATAAGAAAGAAATAGATTTTATAGTACAAAAACTTAAAAAATATTCAGATGGTAGTTTATGATGTACCAACATTGGTAGAGAAGTTTATTGAGAAGCCCTATATGTTGATTATGGGTAAAGGAAAGCTGGCCCAAAGATTTAATGTTACTAAAGGTGAGATAGTTAGGGCAAGGGATATAGTAAAAAGGATGAAACTTCCTTTAACTACAGAAGTACCAAAAGTTCTGTTATTGGATATTGAAACTGCTTTTATGAGAGCTTACGTGTTTTCACGGTGGAAACAGAATATACATCTTCCACAAACCATCTCAGAGTGGTTTATGCTCTCATGGTCAGCTAAGTGGTTATATTCCACCGAAGTAATGTCAGATGTTTTAGACCCCATAGAGGTAAAGGAAGAGGATGATGAGAGAATAGCAAAGAGTTTGTGGAAATTAATGGATGAGGCGGACATAGTAATAGCTCATAATGGAGATTACTTTGATTTACCAAAGATAAATTCAAGGTTTATATTAAATGAATTACCTCCACCCTCACCTTACAGGACAATAGATACTCTAAAGGTCGCACAAAGAACTTTTGGGTTTAGTTCAAATAAGCTGGATGCACTTGCCCAATACTTTGGTATAGATGTTAAGATGGATACCGGGATGTCATTGTGGGTAAGGTGTATGAAAGGAGAGGAAGATGCTCTTAAATATATGGAAGAGTATAATAAGAAGGATGTAGTGATTCTGGAAGAGGTATACTTAAAGCTAAGACCTTGGATTAAAGGACATCCTAATATGGGTATTTATATGGAAGAGGATAAGACATTGTGTTCTGCTTGTGCAGGGTCTAACATATACGTGATCCCAGATAAATTTTATTTCACACAAACAACTAAGTATCCTGTATACAGGTGTATGGACTGTTCTGCACTTACAAGGGGCAGAAAGACAGTATTAGATAAAGAAGTAGTTAAAACTCTTGGTACTTCTATACCGAGATAATCAGTTAAGTTTATAGTAGAGAACTGTTATAGGTTATAACATTTGGTTGTTAGTTTTAACTTATTTATATTTGTAACGGTAAATAGCAACTTATAGTAAAGGAAAGAGATATGGATAAAGGAGAAAATGTTTTTGAAGGATTTGACCTTACTAATTTAGGAGAATTCTCAAATTTTATGGAAGGTCGTGAAGAACCGAGTTCTTTGGATACTGATAATAATGATGATACTCAACAACAGCAGGGAGTAGAATCTTTTAATGAATTTGACTTCACCGGGATACAGGATACTTCTGAACCCGATGGAGATGATGATGGTAACACTGCAGACCCCTCATCCACCGACACTGATAATTCAAAAAAAGATTCCTTTCTCACTCCGTATGCTAAGTTGTTAATGGATGAAGGGGTTCTGCAAGATTTTGATATAGAGAAATTTGATGGTACAGCAGATGGGTTGGTAGATGCGTTCAGGCAACAGGTTGTGAAACATGTTGAAGAATATAAGCAGACATTAGATCCCAGAGTAAAGTGGCTACAGGATAATGTAGAACAGGGTGTACCGTTGGAGAGTCTCTTAGCTATAGATAAACAAAGACTGGAGCTTTCTAAAATAACTCCAGAAATTTTGGCCGAAAATAAAGATTTGCAAAAGGATTTGGTAAGAAATTACCTGAGAGCAACCACAAATGGTTGGACAGATGCAAAGATTGAAAGAGAGGTCAGTAGGTTGGATGATTTGCAAGAATTAGAAACTGAATCAAAAGAGTCCTTTGAATTATTGAAACAAATTAATCAACAGCAAGAACAGATTTTAGCTGAACAAGCTAAGGTTGAAAGGGAAAAAGCTGTTAAACAGCAACAGGAAACTCTTGATACTTTTAAAAGGAGTTTGAATGAAACTAAAGAGATTATTCCGGGTATGCAATTCACTCCCGTAATGAAGGATAAGATCTTTAAAACATTGACAACCCCTGTAGCTTTTGATCAGGCAGGTAATCCCTTGAATTCCATTGCAAAAGCCAGAGCTGAAAATCCTCTGGACTTTGAAATGAAACTTGCTTATCTTTTTGAGGTGACTAAAGGCTTTTCAGACTGGACATCTCTTCTTACTCCGGGCAAAAAGAATGCTATAAAGGAGTTTGAACAGGCTGCCAGAAGGATGGATTATAGTAAAGATACTGGAGTACAAGTTCCTGAATATGAAAAAGCATCTCAGAAAGAGATTATTAAAGCAATGAGTATGTTTACTCGATAACCTTAAATTATTAATATAATATGGCATTAACTAAAGCAACACTTCCTACCATTAGGTACGAAGGAAAAGATTGGTCGGGATTGACCACTTCTAATCACTTGGGTGCTATGTTTGGAGAAACTCCCTTACAGGTTTCTTCTTTCATTGATACCCTGTATAAAGTCTCTCTTGGAGAAGACCTTATTGCTCGCATGAATACGTATCCTGTTCTTTATCTGGACGATGATAGGGAATATGAATGGATGCTTATGGGAGCTAACGGTAAAAACATTCCTCTTAAATCTGCTACAGATCTTGGTGGTAATGCTTTCTCTAACGCCTCTACTCCGGGTAAATACGGAGATAGATTCTTCATGTATTTTGATGAAAAACTGTTCACCAAAACTCATGTTATTGTTGGTAATAAACCAGACCTGTATCACTTGCTTGTTGTTGAAGAGCCTGTACAGGTAAATGCAACTTTCAGGTACACAGTAGAATTGGTTACTGACAATCCTGAAACCTACATTCCTTATGAAGAAATTACTGCGGGAACCCGCTGGTCAGTAGACTATTCTCTGAACTTCCAGACTCTTTCTGATACTGGTTCTGATATTAGCTTTACTTCTCCTTTCAAAATGGGTAACAGAATTTCTTTCTTGCGTAAGAAAACTACTGTTCCCGGAGATATGATTAACAAGGGTAAGAATGAGCCTGTAAAATTCATGTGGCAACACGCCAATGATAATGGTCAGGTTAAAACTTTCACTACTTGGTTGAATCGTTTGGATTGGGAATTTGACAGACAGTTCAGGCTGGAAAAGGCTCACTTGCTGATGTTTGGTAAATCTAACCGCAGGTCTGATGGTACTTATGGTAATGTTGGTGATAGTGGTTATGAATATAAGGCAGGTATGGGTCTGAGGGATCAGATTTCTCCTTCTAACATTCAGTACTACACTAATTTTAACATTGAAACTCTGGTAGACTTTGCTTTGTCTCTGTCTGTTGGTAAGCTTCCTGAAGACAGTCGTAACTTTGTAATTGGTACTGGAGAACATGGTCTGAAAATGATTTCCAGAGCTATTGAAAAGTATGCAGGAGCATCTGCACTTAAAGTAGATGATGGTCAGGGAATCCAGTGGAATAGGATGAATACCCTTTCTGGTATCCAGAAGGCAGGATTCACCAAACCGCAGTTTGTAAGGTTTGCTGACATCAATGGAATTCGTTTCGAATTTATGCACATTCCTGAATATGATGATCCTCGCAGGAATAAAATGTATCATCCCGATGGTGGTTTGGTAGAATCCTATAGGTTGACTATTATGGATTTCGGAACCCAGCAGTCACAGCCTAACATTCAGTTGGTTCGTGTAAAAGGGAATGATGAGCAGTTTGGTTATATTCCGGGATTGCGTGATCCTTTCTCCGCAGGAGGTAAAGGTCGCCCGAAGGTAATGGCAACATCTGTAGATGGTTATGAAATTCACCGTGCAGACTGGATGGGTGTTAAAGTACACAATCCTCTGCGAATGGGAGAATTTATTCCTGATATTTATTAATCAAGTAATGGAGCTGGGGGGAGATTTTTTTAGCTCCCTCCAGATTCCAAACTTGTTTTTTAAATATATTTATGTATCTTTGTAGTAATTAACAACAACTATAGTATATGGAAGAGAGTGTAAAAACACCGGAACAGTTAGTTCTGGAAAATAGAAAAATTAGGGTAGTTCCTATTGTAAGAGGAAGAGCGTTCTTTCCAAAAGGTCATGATGGAGATTTCTTGTTTAGTGGGTGTTGGAGATATTATGGTCTTCCAATAAACTCAAGAACAAGGGCCTATTTCAATCCTTTTAAGGCAGGAGAACAAGCAGCTTTTGAAAAGTTGTTAAACCTTCCGGCAGGTT